GCGGCAATTAAGGTTGATATGGGAAAGCTCAAGGAGCGTAAGGATAAGCTTGAGGCTGAAATTATAAAGCAGTGCACATCTGACCTTGAGAATACGAAGTATAAGAGTATTCGATATGAGGGTGATGTGTTTGACCTGACAGCCGTTACAGCTGAATCACTCAAGATTACATACAATACATTTTTACCGCTGATTTTCGGTAAGGCATATAAAGATGCAGTCACAGAGAAGACAGAGTATTCGCTCTCAGCTCCGGCTAAGCGAATGCTTATCGGATTGTGGAAAGGTAATTATGTTAAATGTACAGTGAATGAAGTAATTGAGCAAATGAAAGGTGTTTCTGACGAAGAACGCAAACAGCTTGCAAAAAAATGTAAGGGTATTAATTACGATAAAGATGTAAGCAATATTATGAAGTTTACTTCCTTGTCAGAAGATGATGCGAAAGAATATGCTTATCTCATTTCAGAAGCTAAGGTGTGGCAGGATTTTAAAAATATGCTTATCCTCAACGGTGTAAATGAAAATGAAATTGATGACTTACTTATGAAAATTCAGAGTGCCTTTGTGGTCGAGGACAGCACAAAAATCTCTTTGAGTTGAGGTGATTGACTTGTTAAAACCACAGCAAACACAACGAATATACGCTATGGGTGCAAGGCTTGGACTTGTTGAAAGCGGTAATAAAAATGACTTGCTGCACGAACTTGTGTATAGCATATCACAAAAAAGCAGCGTGCGAGAACTTGACGAACCGGAATATAAAAAAGTTGTTGCAGAACTTGCGAACAAGCTTAGGATTGCTAATCTTACAGAACCTAAAACTGTACATCCTTTTAAAGCAAAAAAGCGTGAAGATAAAGGTATTGGCAAGATATCAGACGGTCAGACACGCAAGGTATGGCAGCTTATGTATAGTCTTGAAAAACTTGATAAAAAGCCGTCAAGTGCAAAACTCGGTGACCGCTTATGCGGAATTATAAAAAAGGAACTGCACATAGACGCTATACCGAAAGACCCTTTCTCCTGGCTTACATATCAACAGGGAGTTAAACTGATTGAAATACTAAAAAAATACATTGCAAATGCTCAAAGGAGGAAGGACGGTGGAAATACATCTTGATGATCTCATAGGCACTCAGCGTGATATAGCTGAGGTAATAGGTATTGAAAACTATATTAAGCTGTGCAAAGCCTTTGGCGGCGATACTGTGTATATTCAAAAATATACAGAACTGCAAAAAGTTGAACGCAATGCTGAAATCAAAGCAAAGTACAACGGATACAACAGCAGTCAGCTTGCAAAAGAATATGACCTCTCCGAACGATATGTCAGGCTGATATGTTCAGGCGGACAGCTTGACGGTCAGCTTAGTATCTTTGACGATTAGGAAATAAATTAAGGATATTTTTCCTCTACGATATATCCAGATTATAAGGTATTATTGAGTTAGAAACTTGATAATACCTTATTTTTTATGGAGTTGAAAATATGAATTTTACGGCAGACACTTGGTGGTTGTTCGGTCTTATTGTAACAGGAGCAATAGCAATTATCGGCTTTTTTCTTAAGCGTACTATTAATGAGGCTGACAGGCACGATAAGGAAATTAAAGAGATACAACTGTCTTATGTTACGAAAGATGAGCTGAAAGATGTTAAAAATGATTTAAATAAATCTATCGGTAAGTTGCAGACTGATGTTGAGCAGATAAAAGAAAGTTGCCTGACTAAGCCTGACTTTTACCGTTCGCAGATGCAGACCGATAAAAAGATTGATAAAATCTACGATTTACTGATAAAACAGCAGATGGAGGGTAGCGGCAATGATACCAGATAAGGATGAGGCTATTAAGAGGATAAGAGCAACTCGTTTTATAAAAAATAATGGTGTAGTTATCAGAACAATTAATCTGCTCCGTTATAAATACGAGAAGCTTTCAGAGGTCAGATATGCTCTTGATGATATTGAGGATGCAGATTATCTCGACAGTATCAACTACCTATCAGAAAGCGGCTATATTTCTTTAAGGCATATCAAAACCAAACAACCTGCTGAGATTGCGGATGTTGATTACAACGAGCTGGAAGCTAAGCTTACAGCAAAAGGTATTAAGCTGCTTGCAGGAAATATTTTTGATGATTTAGTTGAGGTGTAGCTATGAGCAGAACTAACCGCAGAGCCTGCGGAAAGATAGACAAGCTCCCTGCCGACCTCAAGGACACCGTAGATCAGATGCTTGTAAGCGGTCAGACCTACCGTGAAATTGTAGCGTATCTGTCAGAGAACGGCGAACAGCTCTCTCAGGCGGCGGTAAGCCGTTACGCATCACGCTTTCTTGCCAACGCTCAACAGCTCAGAATAGCACAGGAAAATTTCAGAATGATACTCACAGAAACAGAGCGTTATCCCGAACTTGACCCTGCCGAGGCTATTTTACGAATGGCATCTCAAAAAGTTTTTGACGCTATTGCAAAGCTTGACGAAGGGCAATTTGATGATGTGTCGGCTGACGACCTGCTAAGACAGGCTACGGCACTTGCAAGAGCAGTTGCTTACAAACGCAAAACAGACATTGATGTCAAGTCAGACAAGCAGATTGCACTTGAGGAAAATCAGAGCTTGCTTTATGAAACTATCAAGAAAAGTAACCCACGCTTGTACAATGAGCTTATGGAAGAGATTACGAAGCTTAAAAAACAAGCTAAGGAGGCTTAGTATGGAAAAATACGAATGGTATGTACTACATGTCAGAACAGACAGTGAACTTGACATTGCTAAAGCATTAGAAAGCCGAGGCTTTTCAACGGCTGTACCTATTGAAAATCGTATTATTCGCAAGAGCGGAAAATGGATTAAGAAAGCATACATTGTTTTTGCAGGTTATGTTTTTGTGTTTATGCGATACAGCTGGGCAAAATACTACGCTATGAATAACATAAGCGGAATAATTAAAATTCTTGGCGGAGGTCAGAATCCGATTCCGTTATGCGAGAGTGAATCAGAGTTTGTTCTCAAGTTATCGGATTTGCTATCTGAACCGTCAGTTTTAAAATTTAATGACGACAGTTATAAAGTTGTCAGCGGATTTTTAACAGATTATGCAGATAAAATTGTAAAAATTGAACGCAGATACAAGAAAGCAACAGTCAAGGTTACTGTTGCCGGAGAAGAAAAAGAAATAAAAGTATCTTTTATAGAAGATACAGAACAAATGCCGGAGCAGACAGCGGATTGATTCGTCTTCGCTTGATGAATGGTTGTTATACACTTAGCACCGATAACATCAAAGTTAGCGGATGGCGAAGCTTGCATAAAACGGTATTTAAACTTATTTTAAGCACCCTTTAATGGGTGTTTTTATTTTGGAGGTGAGTGCGAATGGATAAGCTGTCAAAACTTGAACAATTACTTAAAGATACAAATACAAAGCAGGAATTTAATATTGTGGAGGACTTAAAGGCTTTGGCTCTCTCCTACGGAGTTGTCAAGTCAAAGGATTTTCGCAAAAAGCTCAACGCCCTGATTGAAAAATACGAAAATGACGAATTAACGGCTATCCGTGAAGCACTGATAAAGAAATGCCAAAGCGGTGACACCCAGGCTATCAAGCTGTATGCCGAATACTTCAAGCCTGAAACTGTTGTCAGTGTTGACGACGGATTGATTGAAGCGCTTGCAGGCGCAGGCAAGGAGGCTTTTGCTGATGAAATTTAAACCATTTTCAAAGAAACAGCTTAAAGTTCTCTCATGGTGGAAGGTTGACGGAATTAAGGATAAATACGATGCAATCATAGCAGATGGCTCTGTCCGCTCCGGTAAGACGGTCAGTATGAGCATATCCTTTCTGATATGGGCAATGGATACCTTCTCTGACTGCAACTTTGCAATCTGCGGTAAGACCGTAGGCTCTTGCCGCAGAAATGTTATTAAGCCGCTTATCAATATGCTAAAGCACAGATATGACATCAAGGACAAACGCTCGGAAAACTCACTGACAGTCAGTAAAAACGGAAAGACAAACACTTTTTACATTTTCGGCGGTAAGGACGAAAGCTCGCAGGACTTGATTCAGGGTGTTACGCTTGCAGGCGTACTCTTTGATGAGGTTGCTCTGATGCCACGCTCATTCGTTGAGCAGGCTCTCGCCCGTTGCTCGGTTGAGGGCGCAAGGTTCTGGTTCAACTGCAACCCCGATAATCCTAATCATTGGTTTTATCAAGAATGGGTTTTAAAGGCTGAAAATAAGCACGCTTTACGACTTAAATTTTTAATGGATGATAATTTGAGCTTATCCGAAAAGGTTAAGCAGCGGTATTATAGCCTTTATCAAGGTACTTTCTTCCGTCGTTTTATCTTGGGCGAATGGGTAATTGCAGAGGGACTTGTTTATCAGGACTTCAACGACCATATATCCGAAAGGCTGTGGAACGGCAATCCTGATGAGCTTGTCGGACAGTGGTACATATCAATGGACTACGGTACTATTAACCCTTGCTCAATGGGGCTGTGGTGCGTTACAGATAAAGAAGCTATCAGGGTTGACGAATACTATTATAACAGCCGAAAAGAGGGTTACCAACGCACAGATGAAGAGCATTATGCAGAGCTTGAAAAGCTCGCAGGCGACAGATACATTGAATATGTAATCATTGACCCATCAGCTGCATCATTTAAGGCAACGATTAAAAAGCACGGTAAATTTTTTGTGAAATCAGCAAAAAATGATGTGCTCAACGGTATCAGAACAACAAGTCAGATGCTTAATGACGGTCGCATTAAAATCGGAGTTAAGTGTAAGGCATCACAAGAAGAGTTTGGTATGTATCGTTGGGACGATAAAGCCGAAGAAGATAAGGTCATTAAGGAAAACGACCACGCAATGGACGATATAAGATATTTTGCGTACACGATTCTACGCAAGACTTTTAAATATAACGATTAGGGGGTGAGAATTTGAAAAGGCGTGCTAAATATGTATTTTTAAGTTGGCTAAGGACACTCGTGAATAAGTTATCTCCGGACGATATAGTAAGTTATCATTATGATGATATGGAAGACGCCATGGAAGATTGGCTTGAAATTTATGCTGATGAACCACGGTGGAGTAATGCCTGTCACGGCAAAACGCTCAATCTCGGAGCTACGATAGCATCAGAATTTGCAAGACTTATTATGATTGAGTTTGAAAGTAAGATAACAGGTTCAAAGCGAGCAGACTATTTGCAGGAACAGTACGAAAAACTGACTAAACAGCTTAGAGTAAGACTTGAGGCAGGCTGTACTGTTGGCGGCATAATGCTTAAGCCATATGTTCGCAATGGTGTTATACTCCCCGATTGCAACACACAGGACAAGTTTATCCCTCTTAGTTACAGCAATGGTATAATTACCGCTGCTGCATTTTTTAATCAGGAAGTCAAAGGGAAAAATTACTACACTCGAATTGAAAAGCAGACTTACAGTTACGAAAACAAATCACACACGATTGAAAGTCACTTTTTTGTTTCTTCCAACCCTGACAACATTGGCTCTGAAATAAAGCCTGAAAATCTTGACAGCAAAATGTGGGCAGGAATTGATCCGTACATTGTCATAAATGATGTTGACCGTCCTCTTTTTGCGTTTTGGAAAGTACCGTTTGCAAACCACATTGAAAGCGACAGTCCTCTCGGAGTGTCGGTTTACAGCCGAGCAATTAAATTACTCAACGAGGCAGATTTACAATGGGACAGATATTTGTGGGAATTTGAAGGCGGTGAGCTTGCTGTTGATGCAGGCGAAGAAGTTTTGCGACAGCGACCGGGTGAAAAATCACTTGAAACAGCATCTACTCGTGACAGGCTTTTTAGGAAAATCAACATTGACTCTGACTCAAACAGTGATAAGTCGTTTTATGAAGTTTTTAATCCAAATTTGCGTGATGAAAACTACGCAAGAGGTCTTAATGAAATTTTAAGACGAATTGAATGGAACTGCTCCCTTGCCTATGGCACACTCTCTAATCCGCAGAATGTAGATAAAACAGCGGAAGAAATTAAGGCGTCTAAACAGCGCAGTTATACTGCTGTTTCCGATATGCAGTCCTCTCTTGAGGCTGTACTTGAAGACTACATATATGCTTGCAACGCTATGGCAGATGCTTGTAATCTTGCTCCGTCAGGTGAGTACGAAGTCAGCTTTAATTGGGGTGACGGTGTGCTTGAGGACAAAGACAAGGAGCAGGCTATACAGCTTAATGAGGTAAACAGCAGTATCCGCAAAAAGACCGACTACCTCAAATGGCGTTACGGAGTTGACGATAAGCAGGCGGCGGAGATGTTGCCCGACAGCGGAGTGCAGAGCTTTTTTAACGAGGGTGGTGCTTAATGCTTACACCTGAACAGCTTGCACATTGTGCAGATGATATTGTAGAGCTTTACAGTCAACTTGAAGAGGCTATCGTCCGAGATGTTGCCCGAAGAATTGTTAAAACAGGAACAATGACTGATACAGCAATATGGCAAACACAGCATATGCATGAGCTTGGCACTCTCAATGCTGATATTTTAAGCAGTATATCAAAGTATAGCGGTAAATGCGAATCAGAGCTTAAAAAGCTGTTTGAAGATGCAGCCATTACTGCAACAGAGTATGATAATGAGATTTACCGTAAAAACGGTCTTACCCCTAAGTCAATCAAGGTGTCTGATACTCAACTGCAGATATTAGAAGCAGGATTTAAAAAAACACAGGGTAATTTGAGCAATCTCACTCTGACTACTGCGGTATCATCACAAACAAACTTTATCAATGCTTGCAGTTTGGCGGAGCTTAAAGCAACAAGCGGTGCATTTTCTCCGCAACAGGCTATTGTTGATGCTATAAAGCAAGTAGCAATAAACGGAGCGGAAGTTGTGTATCCGTCAGGTCACAAGGATAAGATGAATGTAGCGGTTCGCAGAAATGTAATGACAGGTATAGGTCAGACAACAGGGCAAATTTGTCTTGCAAATGCACAGGAGCTTGGCTGCGACCTTATGGAGATAACCGCTCACGCAGGAGCAAGACCGAGTCACTCATATTGGCAAGGTCAGGTTGTGAGTTTAAGCGGCAGAAAAGGTTATCTTTCCTTGTCAGACATTGGCTACGGTTCGGGTGACGGCTTTAAGGGGTGGAACTGCAGGCACGATTGGTATCCGTACTTTGGCGGTACACGAATGTATGACGAAGAAAAGCTAAAGCAGATGGACGCTAAAAATATTGAGTATCCTGACGGCTCTATGCACACGCTTTATGAGGCGGAGCAAAAGCAACGAGCTTATGAGAGAAAAATCAGGGAGTCAAAACGCATACTTGCCGCTTACGATGAAAGCATTAAAAATGCCGATGACGAAGCAATAAAAAAGGCTTATCAGAATATTTTTAATAAAGAATCCGTAAAGCTGAAAAATCGTGAAGCTGAGCTTAACAATTTCTGTGACAAAACAGGTTTGCTCAAGCGTAATGACAGAGTACAAAAGTATGGTTTTGGCAGGAGTACGGCTCAAAAAGCAGTTTCATCAGCTAACAAGCATTATAAAACTTGGAGTAAAGAGCATAACATAAATAACATAAAAACACTTGCAGAATATTACAATGTGAAGTATAATGATAGTAAGCGGTATGCACTTCTTCAGGGATATGTTAAAGCTGTTAATAAAGGTGATATTTCTCCTTTGATAGGTTTTGATTTATATGAAATTAAAGCCAAAGAAATTAAAGATGAGCTTGTTGGTCTGAAAATTAGTAATGACATAAATTATGAAATAACAGACTTCTCTACGCATTTTATTGACAGAGTGTTAGGTCAAACCTCAACAAGTCACGAAGGAATGCGATTAGGTACAACCATAGAGCAACTTAAAGATAGTATTGCCAATCCCCGAAAAATTTCAGAACCGTTTTTTAAAAATATGAAAAAGAATGGTGAGGAATATTTGGATGAACGCATAAATATTACTGGTAAAAGTTGTTCTTTCGTATATAGCGTAAAAGACAAATTGCTTGTTCAAGCTACATCATTTGGAGAGGATATTATATTATGATTATAATAAATGATAAAAACAAAAAATTTGTTAAAAAGCACATTCCAAATGCAGATAAAATATTAAACTCAGATTCAGCAAGAGATGCTCTTGTAGCTTTTTCGGATTGGCTTGCTATGAATCCTGATTGTTGGGATGAAAATGGTTATGACTATAGTGACTTGGGAAGACAAGCTCAAAAAGTATATGATGATATATTGTACGATAATGTTTATGCTAATAAATCAAATGCATAAAATTGTCTTATATCGCATTTTAATTAAAAATGTAAAGTTACACCACTAATCAATTAAAACGCAAATTAAACAATTTTAAAAGGTATTTAAAGGGGTATTTGAAATACTCCTTTTACTTTTGCTTAATTTTTTATTTGGAGATGAATGTTCATGGCAAAATACAGAAAAAGACCGGTAATTATTGACGCATATCAAACTGACAAAAAATCGTTATACATACACTTGAAGGTGATATGACAGCAAGTCCCGGTGATTATATTATTACTGGTGTTAATGGTGAAAAATATCCTTGCAAACCTGATATATTTGCAAGGACATATGAACCGGTAGAATAAATTAGGTTATAAGCTCCCGATTTTCGGGGGCTTTTAATATTACTCAAAAATAATTTAAACGGAGGTAAAACTATGGACTTAATGGAAATCCTTAAAGCCTTGTTTGGTGATGAGGCTCTGACATTTGAACAGTTTGCCGAAAAGGTAAACAATGCTGCAGATGTCAAGCTCGGTAACCTTGCAGGCGGTCAGTACATTGAAAAAGAAAAGTATGACGATGTGTCAAAGCAGCTCGAAACCGCAAACGCTAATCTTGAGGGTTATGACCCTGATTGGCAGACAAAGCTTGCACAGGCACAGGCAGACGGCGAGAAAAAGCTCAACGACTACAAGTTTGAGCAGGCGGTTGAATCTGCAATCAACAACGCAGGTGCTGCGGATTTGGTATCTGTCAAGGCTAATCTTGATATGTCAAAGGTTGCACAGGGAGAAGACGGCAGTATCACAGGACTTGACGAACAGCTTGCAGAGCTTAAAACAAACAAGCCTTTTCTTTTCAAGTCTGATGAACCACAGAAAAAGTTAAACCTCGGCGGACCCACGGGCGGTGCGAAAGCAAAGTCCGGCTCAAACATCAAGTCTGCCGTTGAAGATTTTTACAAGAAATAAGGAGGAAAACATATGCCTATTACATTAGCAGAAGCAAGTGTCGGCAGAGCCGACAAGGTCACACAGGAGGTAATTGATACTCTCCGCAGAGGTTCTCTTTTTATGGATGAACTAACATTTGATGATGCCGTATCTCCGGGTGTCGGCGGTTCAACAATGACATACGGCTACTTGCAGTTACAGACACCGTCAACCGCCGCCGGCAGAGCTATTAACAGCGAATACACAGCCAATGAGGCAAAGAAAGTCAAGAAAACCGTTGACCTTAAAATCTTCGGCGGTGTTGCTGAGGTTGACAGAGTAATTCAAGAGGCGACAACAGATGAGATTGCTTTTCAGCTTGAGCAGAAGACAAAGGCAACAAAAAACTACTTCCAGTACACTTGCATTAATGGTTCAAAGACTGATAAGTCGGTTGATTTTGACGGTCTTTCCACTATGCTCAAGGGTACAAGCACAGAGTACAATGCAGGAACGGACAAGACGGTTATTGACCTTTCTACCTCGGCACTCCTTACGAGCAACTATCAGTCAATGATTGATATGCTCAATGAGTTTCTCTCAGGAATTGACGGCAAGCCGACAATGTTCCTTGGAAACAGTAAAATCATTGCAAAGCTCAAGAGTGTTGCTCAGCGTGCAGGCTATCTTACAAAGTCAGAGGACGCATTTGGCAAAACAGCAAGAGGATATGACGATATTATTTTCTATGATATGGGCAACTTCTATAACGGCAGTGCCACTGTTCCCTGTGTACCAATCTATGAAACAGGTGCATCAAGTTCAAAGGTAACAGGACTTACCGACCTTTATGCTGTACAGCTTGGTCTTGATGCTTTCCACGGAGTTTCCCTCAGCGGTTCATCAATCATTAAAACATATATGCCTGACCTTACTGCACCGGGTGCAGTTAAGAAAGCAGAGGTTGAAATGGTTGCCGCTGTCGCACTCAAAAATACAACTAAGTGCGGCGTTTTCAGGAATATTAAGGTATCTTGATATGTTTGCAGATTATTCTTATTATACAGATTCTTGGGCAGGTACTTTGATACCTGCTCAGGAGTTTAACAGCTATGCACGCAAGGCTGAACGGCTGATCAACTATATTGTCAACGGCGGTGTTAAGAAGGTTACTGAGCCTGTAAAAAATGCTGTTTGCGCCGCTGCCGAGGCGGCATATGAACTCCGTCAGAGCGTGGCAAATATTCCGCAAGGTATTAAGTCCGAGAACACAGACGGTTACAGTGTTACATACAAGGACTACAACGCAGATGACCTTGCAGACCGAGAAAAAAGGGCAATGTTTAAAGCTATCAGACAAGAGCTATACAACACAGGCTTGCTGTATCAGGGGGTATGCTGATGTTTACTAATCATACAACTATAACTCTTTTTTGCAGCAAAGCCTTAGGGCGTGAAAAGCTATGGAGCAAATACACATTGCGTGATGTAAATTTCCATGGTGCAGACCAGCTGCTTGTGTCCGATAAGGAAGTCAAGCGCAGTGAGGAGTACATCATTCGTGTGCCACACTCGGCTCTTGAAAATTATGTTGACAAGGCAACCTACAAGGCAATGCCTGCCGATGAGGCTTACAACTGCTTTACGCTCAAGAAAGGCGATTATATCGTCCAAGGCGAGGTTGACTGCGATATATCAAACGCAGCGGATTTAATTAAAAACTATGACGCACTTGAGATTGTTTCTGTGACTGAAAATCTTAATGCGTCTAACTATTCAAAGCACATTAAATTGGTGGTTAAATGATAATTAAACTGCTTTTTAACACTACTGAAACAATGCTTAAAGACCGTGGCTTGCAGGCTGAGGGCAAGGTACAGAAAATTGTTGACAGCGAAGTCCTCCGCCGTTCTGACCCTTATGTGCCTTTTGACACAGGCTATCTTAAAAAGAGTGGCATTACAGGCACTAAGATTGGTAAAGGTGAAGTTATTTACGATGCTGTCTATGCTCACACAAATTACTATATGAATGCCGGCAAAGGCAAAGAAGGTACTTCAAAAGGCGGTTTGCGAGGTAAGTTTTGGTTCGAGCGTATGAAAGCAGACCACTTGGAAGACATTTTGAAAACCGCAAAGGAAAAGTGCGGAGGTAAATAATGGAAACATCAATTATAAAATCATTGTTTAAATGGTTTTGTGACTGTGAAATTCTTGAGGCTGATTCAGAGCTGAATGTTGACTATCTCGGCGAAGATGCAGAGCAGTACAGCATTGAAACTGTACCTTGCAAAACTGTAGTAAAAAGCTACATTGACGGCTCTGCTAAGTGTCAATATCTCTTTATCTTTGCAAGCCGAGAATGTTACAGTCAGGAAAACGGAATAAATATGGCAAACCTTGAGTTTTACGAAAGGCTTGAGGATTGGATTGCAGAACAAAACATAAATCGCAAATTGCCAAAATTGCCTGACGGCTGTACTGCTCAGTCAATCAAGGTTTTGTCATCAGGCTATGTAATGAACAATGATACGAAGACGGCAAGGTATCAAATACAGTGTCGTTTGGAATATACTAAAAATTTGGAGGTAAAAAATGGCTGAAGTAATTAGACAGAGAAGAATGCAGGCAAATTATCTTAACTGCAGTAACGGCAGCAAAGAAAAAGCATTTGCACTTTTGGGTGTTGGTGCAAAAACACTTGATGAAAATCCATCAGCTCAGACTAAGAGCCGTAAGTATGTATGCGATAAATCAGCAACTAAGTCAATCAGCGGATATGATTGGACTACTGCTTTTGATATTGACCAAATTCGTGAGCAGGACGCTATTAACTTTATTGTGAATATCGGTGAAAATCAGCTTGTCGGCGAAGATGCAGAAACCGAGTATGTTATCGTTGACCTTGATCAGAAGGAAGGTTCAACCGGTACATCATACCACGCACGCAAGTTTAATGTTGCTGTCGAGGTTGCATCTTTTACAAATGATGACGGCGAAATGGGCTGCACAGGTAACTTCCTTGGCAAGGGTGACCCTATTGAGGGTACTTTTGACACATCAACTAAAATATTTACAGCTAAATCTGCTTAAGGAGGTATAAATAATGGTTATTAATAATGTAACACTTCCTGACATTGATGTAGCAGACGCACTTGAAATGGAACGCTACGAAAAGGCAAACGATACCGTAAGTGCAAAAATGAAACAGCTTGATACAAACGGTAAACGCAGGTCAGAGCTTATTCGTATTCAGTGCACTGCTATTTTTGAGTTCTTTGATGATGTTTTCGGTGAAGGTACTGCAAAAAAGGTGTTTGGTGAATCGGTAAATCTTACAACCTGCATTAATGCGTATGAGGGCGTTATTGTTACAGTAAATAAGCTTGACAAGGCTGTCGCCGAGCAGTACAAAGCCAAACTCGGCAACCGTCAGCAGCGTAGAAATAAGCACAAGAATCATTACAACAACCGTCCAAAGATTGTTAAATGATGAATATGCTTATTAATTCTGTGCCTGACAGTCTGAAAATCGCAGGTACAGAATATAAAATACATACTGACTTTAGCGTATGGATTGAGTTTGAGAAACTATTATCTGATGAAAGCGAAAACGCTCATAAAACTATTTCAGATATAAAAAATCTGATTTTCTGTGACAAACAACCTCCGCCACGAGCTGACGAAGAAACGGTAAATAAAATTCTTTGGTTTTATCGTTGCGGAAAAAAGCTGCAGAAAAGCAGTCATACATCAGAAAAAGAGATTTTCAACTATGATTATGATGACGGTTATATATTTTCGGCATTTCTTGAACAGTATCATATTGACCTTGAACAAACAAAGCTCCATTGGTGGAAGTTCCACGCTCTTATGCTGTCATTATCAGACAGCACAGAGTTTGTAAAAATAATGGGTTACAGGTCGATAGAAATCAATTCAAAGATGACTGCCTCACAAAAAGCATTTTATCAAAAAATGAAAAAGCAGTATAAGCTGCCTCTCAAAAAAGAAGTGCAAAAACAAATTTCAAGCATTGAGGACGCACTTATTAACGGAGAAACGATTGACAACCTTTTGTGAAATTTGTATAATATTGTTAAAGTTATATTAATTCACAAGAAGGTGCTATATTATGAAAAAGTTAATTGTAACAATCCTTTTAATTGGTATGTTGCTTATAAGCGGAACAGCTTGTAGTAATTCTCAAAACTCTACACCCGATCCATCAGGTATAAGTAAATCCGAATTTGACAAGCTAATAACAGGCATGACTGACAGTAAAGTTAAATCTATTGTTGGAAGTTTAGGAGAATTAATATCTGAGCAAAAAAATGATACAGATAAATATTTTGAAACTGTTTATTTATATAAAGTAAACGGTGAAACAACCGGATATGCTGAGCTTGAAATAACTTATCATAAAGATAAAGAACTTTTTTCGGAAGCAACATATACGCTTACAGGAAAAACTCAATATGATTTATCATAAGGAATTAAAAAGTGAAAAACAAATCAAAAATTAAATGCCCTTACTGCGGTTATGAAATGCCCATATACTTTGACAAATCGTCAAGGTGTAGGGGCATTTTTGTATGCTGCAAGGGACGAAACTGTAAGAAACAGTTTGAAATCGTAATAAACGATAACAAAAATAAATAAGGTCAAGTAGAGCCATTATGTGCCGATGACCTCACTAAAACATTAAATGGTGGTGAGTAATTTGGCATATGATGGCTCTATTAAAATTGATACAAAAATAGATACAAGCGGCTTTAAGGGCGGTATTGATAAAATAAAATCAATTGCTCAAGCGGGTGTATCTGCTGTAACAGCAACGCTCGCAGGTATTACAGCCACACTCGGTGCAGGAGCAACCGCAGCGGCAACAGTCGGCTCGTCATTTGAGGCTGCTATGTCAAAAGTATCTGCAATCAGCGGTGCAACAGGTGATTCATTGCAAAGTCTGACCGATAAGGCAAAAGAAATGGGTGCAAAAACAAAGTTCTCTGCATCCGAGTCGGCATCTGCTTTACAATATATGGCTATGGCAGGCTGGGACACAGAGTCAATGCTCAACGGTATTGACGGTATTATGAACCTTGCCGCCGCTGACGGTTTGGACTTAGCAACAACATCAGATATTGTTACAGATGCACTTACAGCGTTTAACCTTAAAGCATCAGACAGCACACACTTTGCAGATGTACTTGCCAAAGCCTCATCAAGTGCAAATACTAATGTATCTATGCTTGGTGAAAGTTTTAAATATGTTGCTCCTCTTGCCGGCACAATGGGCTACTCTGTCGAAGATGTTTCCCTTGCTCTCGGTCTTATGGCTAACGCAAGCGTTAAAGGTAGTATGGCAGGAACAAGCCTAAAGACTGCACTTTCTAACCTTGCCTCTCCGACTGAGGCTATGGCAAATGTAATGGCTGAATACGGCATATCAATCTCTGATGCAGAGGGTAACGCTTTACCACTCATAGATGTAATGAAACAGCTGAGGGAAAAATTTAGCGGCTTAAGCGAAACTGAACAGGCAGCAGCCGCAAGCACTCTTTTCGGTAAAGAGGCAATGAGCGGTATGCTTGCGATTATCAACGCAAGCGACAGCGACTTTGATAATCTGACTAAAAATATTAACAATGCTGACGGTGCGGCTCAAGCAATGGCTGATACAATGCAGGATAATTTGCAAGGTCAGATTACGATTCTAAAGTCTGCTCTTGAGGGATTAGGAATTGAAATCTACGAGGGAATGTCAGCTCCTTTGCAAGAGGCAGCTGTTGAAGCTCAAAATTATGTAAATCGTTTGACAGAAGCATTTAAAAGTGGCGGTCTTTCAAAAATGATTGAAGAAGCAGGAGCCATTTTCGGCGAGCTTGCAGTTAAAGCTGCAGAGGCTGCCCCTGAAATGATAAATGCCGCTGTTGACTTTTTACAGGCTTTTGTTGACGGAATAGCTGATAATTCCGATAAGCTTGCAAAATCGGCTGTTGATATAATTCAAACCTTGATTACAAGCGTAACAGAACACGCTCCCGACCTTATAAAAGCAGCAAAAGTTATTGTTTCTGAGCTTGTGGATAATCTTAGCAAGCTGTTGCCCAAAGAGCTGCAAAAGCCTGTTAAAGAGGCTATAAGCACAATTCAAAAGTCATTTGAAAGCGGCGGTCTGAAAAAGGCTATTGAAAATGTAAAAAATATTGTGGTCAACTTAGGCAAAGCATTTACAAATGTTGCAAAAGTAGTGTTACCGCCTTTGTCTAAAGCGGTAGATTTTCTTGCCGATAAATTTGATGTTCTTTTACCTATTGTTACATCTTTATATGCAGCATTCAAAACATATGCAATCATATCAACAGTTACATCTTTGGTAACAGCTCACACAGCTGCAGTAACTGCAGAAAGTCTTGCAGAAGCTGCTTCACTTGGAACGATTACACTTAAACAAATAGCAGTAGGTGCATTAACAGGTGAAATAACTCTTGCTACAGCGGCACAGTATGCGTGGAATTTAGCAATGAGCTTAAATCCTATCGGTATTGTTGTTGCAGCAGTAGCTGCTCTAACTGCAGGTATTACTATTATGTGCGGTGTTATGTCTGATTCTTCAAATGAAACATCTAATCTTGAAATTGCTCAGGAGAAGCTCAAAGACAGTAACCAAAGGCTTGGCGAATCATATGAAGAAATCGGCGGCAAATTTACTGATTTTCTTGAAGGCGTAGAAAATGCAGGAAGTATCTTTGATAACTTTAATGAAGAAATAATTATATCAGAAGATGAAAAACAAGAGCTTTCAGACAATATGAACAGCGTTCAAAAGGAAATAACTGATGTTTGTTCAACAGCAGCAGAAGAACGCAGAAAGCTAACTGGTGATGAAATATCAAGACTTGATGAATTGTTTCAAAAAATGCATGAACTTGCAGCTCAAGAGCTTGCAATTGAGCAAGCGAAGCAAAATGTTGTTGTTTCTCAAGCTCAAGCACTGTGCAACTCTTCTGATGTTTCACTTGATGAGTATATTTCTCGTTCTCAAAGAATACAAAATTCAGCAGAAGAAACACGAACAGCTGTCATTAATAAAGCTTATGAGCAATATACCGAGGAAGTTGCATTACTTGATCAAAAGCTTAAAACAAATTCAGATTACACTCAAGAACAACACGATGCAGATGTTAAAGCTGCAGAAGATTCATATCAAAATGCTATTGATTCAGCTAATAAACAAGCTGCAGACACTGTAGCAATAATTGAAGATGGATACAAGCAAAGAGCAAGCGTAATGACAGATTACACTGACAGACTTAATCAACTTAATGATGATGAAGAAACAGAGAATTACAATCACTCTGTAAATCTCGGTAAAATTGAACAAGATTACTATGACAAACTTCAACATTACAGAGATGAAGGCTTACAGGGTATTGATTATGAAACAATGCGTCAGGTGGCATATGATGAAATGCAGCAACAAGAAGCAAAAGAAAATCAACGCCATATAGAAGCTATAACTAAAACAAGGAACAGTCAGCAGAAATTACTTGACGATAAAAATTATCAAAACCAGCTTAGCGGGTTTCTTGCGCTTAAAGGCTTGTATGAAACATATTCCGGAAAGACGAACGAGAAGTCGCAGGAAATTGTTGACGCTTTTCACAAACCAATGAAAAATATGCCCGATGATACTAAAGAAGCGTTTGCAAATGCTGTAAAAGGTGGTATTGAAGGACTTAGCAGTATGAAAGATACTATGTTCAATACAGCATCTAACATAGCTTCGTCAGTAATCAATATTTTTAAATCTGTCTTTGACGAACACTCTCCGTCAAAGGTATTCAGAAAAATCTTTAAGTATACTCTTGAGGGCGGCGAAATAGGTCTTGATGACGAAGCGCCGAAGCTGTATAAGCAAGCCGATGAGGTTGCATCGACATTTACAAATCGAATGAAAGCCGGTGTTTCCGCTGACAGTTTAGTATCAAAAATGCGTGCTGCCGTAGCAGAAGGTAAAAACTTTGTAGCAGAACAGCTCACTGCTAATGTAGTGCATACAGTTGATATGCAAAATGCTGATAAACAAAAAGTAGTGCTACAAGGCAACATAGTAAATCATCTTGAGGTTGACGGCAGAGAATTCGCCGTTGCGACTGCTCCGTATATGTCAGAAGAATTAGCTTGGGAGGGTAATGATTTATGACAGAAATGACAGTTAATAACATTGATATTTCTAATTACAGTGCAAGACTACTTAGCTATTCTGTAAGCGGTACTACGCTTACAAATAATGTTTCAGCTAATACAAATCTTGTGAAAATGCCTGCATTGTATTCTGCCGAATACGGAACAAGAACGCTGACTGTTACTCTTACTTTCTCTCCTCACTTGGACGGTTGTTCTGCAAAAGGAACAGAGATTACGGACAGATACGCAGCTGCGACCGATAATATTGCAAGGTTTGAGGCAGAACTAATCGGTAAAACAGTTGAAATAGCTTTGCCGGACGGATACATATACACTTCAATTGTTACTTCAATCTCCGCTGCTACATTTGACAGCAGCGGAGAACACGATGTTACATACATATTTATGGCTGTCCGTCACAAGCCGACAATCACCGCAACGGTTGCCCCAAACGGTAAAATATATTGTCAGTCAACTACTCCCTGTAAGTTTAAGCTTAAGGTGACATTACCCGAGCAAAGCTCATTGCTTTCAATTATGGGAATAGTTGTTATTAATATTTCGGCAAATACACCGTTAGTTCTTGACGGTGAGCTTGGTTTAATTACGCTCGGCGGAGTTAATAAGTTCCTTGACAGCACCTTAATTGATTTTCCTTTGCTTTATCCCGGAACTAATACAATAAGCTGTAATAATTCTCAGGCTGATATTCAGGTAATTTACACGCCTGTTTATGTGTGATTTAAGGGGGGTTTAAATGGTTTTAAAAATCTTTTACAACAATGATGTAAAGCTGTTTACAGATATTGATAGCACCTTTTGCGTTACAAAAACCTACGGCGGTATGATGAGCCTGCAATTTGACATATCGCCTGAGCACAGCTTGTATAAATATTTTGCTTTGGACGGTGAGGTTGAATACGATAATCAGAGATATTTGATTAAAAGTATTCACGAACGCAAAACGGTTTCAACGATTGTCTGCGAGCTTAATCTTGATGACCTTCGTGCAGATATGTTTACAAGTTTTAATAAGACTACCGAGAGTTTTCATAATATCTGTACTGAAATCCTTTCTAATACAGACTGGACGGTTAAAAACGATACACTTGTAAGCAAGCGCTGCAGCTTTGAACTTACTGATGTAACTGTGCTTGATATTTTAAACCAATGTACCAATTCCACAAGCTACGGCAATGTGTATGAGTACAATACAAAGCAAAAAACGATAACTCTTATAAAGCCCGAAAACAACACCGAGCCGAAAGGAGTGTATTTTACCGACGAATTAAATCTCACAGACTTAAACTACAAAGGCAGCTCTTCAGGCTTGGTTACAAGACTGTATGCCTACGGCAAGGACGGCTTATCTATTGCAAGCGTTAATAACGGCTGTGAGTACATTGAAAATCACACCTACACAGACAAAGTAATCAGTTATGTTTGGCGTGATGAACGATACACAGACCCTCAGTCGCTTTTAGATGACGGTGTTGTCAAGCTTGCGAATATGGCTGAACCCGAGCAGTCATACACCTGTAAGGTTATCGACCTTGCCAAAGCTCAGCCGGAGATTTATAAGAAAATTCTATCCTACAGTCTGTATGATGTAGTAACTTTGGTTGACCGTAACCGCAGCAGAAAAAGAAACTACCGGATAGTAGAGATTAAAGAATTTCCTGCAAATCCGCTGCTTAATACTGTTTCCCTATCTTCAATAGCGGCAAAGCTCACAGGTAAATTAACCACGATAAATAATCGCATTACAGAGCTTAACGCTCAACAGCTCCACGACCGCACAAAGGTAAATGAAATCAAGCAGGACTTAGACACCACCGTTCTCCATGTGTCGGAATCGTGGGCAAGCTCAGTCAATGAATCATTGTTTACCCAGACCGCCGAGGGACTTTTTCTTGAAGTCAACAAAGTTGTAGGAACTAATCGTTGGAGTACGCTTTTACAGCAATCGGCGGAAGATGTGCGAATTGCTTGGAACAACATATCCGAGTACTTAAAGTTTGAAAATGCACAACTTAATATTTATAACATATCAGATAAAAAGCTCATGTCACTTAATCAGTATGGACAAGACTTTTATTACAACGATAATGAAGTCGGCTCGGTTGGTACAAGCTCATATTTACACGATGACAACAAACGAGGCTTATCTTTTGACCTCAACAGCAATTCGGCGTATATGACGTGGGCATATATGAGTTCAGACGATGCAGAGGCATTTGCGATGAAACTCACATATACAGCTCAGAAACTCTCTGACGAATATGAGAAAGACCAACTGCACGCAGGTTGTGACTTGAATTTGCACAACAACTATTTACGAAAAGCGGTTTTAAGCGATTGGAAATTTGAAGGCGGTACTATTAGCGGAACTTTTAAAGGTTATTATGTTACATCGTTCAGAAGTGACGGTACAGCAAATACATGGAAAGAATTTACGCTGACATTTAAAAACGGTATTCTACAAAAAGCAACTTGGTAGGAGGTTATTATGAAATTTATCACAGAAGAAAAAACAGTTTGTGAAAACGATAAGGATAAAGCTCCTGCTGAATCTGAAATCATTTTTGCAGAAGAAACAGGAGGCAATGATGAACATACAGCATTACAAACTTAATTTAGACCTGCTCAAAAATACATCAACTCAGATTTTATACAGTCATCAATTAGACAAAAAATCAAGATTTATTGATGTAACACTTACAGCTAATGATGCAGAAGTTACACTTGACAGTACAATGACTGCTGTTCTTAACGCTGTAACTAATAATGTTATAGTCGCTAACGCTCAAAACTGCACAATATCCAATAATGTAATCGTTGTTGAGCTTACAGATAATGTTCTATCTCTGCCGGGCGTGACTAAATGTGAAATCATATTGTCTGACAATAGCGGAGCTATTATCACCGCTCAGCATTTTATCGTTAAAGTCACAGAAAAGGCTATTAACGATAAATCAAAATTTGAGCCAACAGGCTCGAATTTAGCAACAAAAAAGGATGTTAATTCCGCAATCAAAACCGCATCTGCAAAAATGATAGCAAAAGACTCTTTGCTCAATACATCTACAAGCATTAATCTCACCTCACTTGAGGACACAGAGCAGACAACGAGCGGAGTTACTATTTCAGTCAAAAACAATAAAATTAGCTTAAGCGGCACATCTACCGCTACGGTTAATTTTTATCTCAAGCTCAAGCGTGCTGTTACTCTTGAGCAAGGCAAAGCGTATTGCTTGTCTTTGCAAAACTTTTCAAATATTGAAAACTCAGGCTGTGTATTTTATCCTGCAAATTGCCAGAAGGTAATCAGCTCATCGTGGCTCTTATCAGAAGTAAGTGCTTTCAAGAATGCAGTTGCTACATATACGGCAACTACAAGTATTATCATAGACGCGATTAAAGTAGCAATTGCTACCGATAGAATCGTAGACAATGCTTGTAACTTGCAGATTGAGCAAAACAACAAAAGCACAGCGTATGCTAATCCTGATTTGATTAAGTCAAGCATTAAGCCAGAATTGTATCAAGCTCCCGACCATACGATGCATTACTTGTATGTTTCAAATGATTATGACGAAAATACTGACGATTTTGGAGTTACAAAATTCAACTCCATTTTGTCTGCTAATGACAGCATTTCGGATAATAGCTACCGTAATCGTTACACGATCGTTGTCATGGCTGGCACATATACAGATATGCAAGATAGATACGCAGGTTTGTCCGATGTAAAATTAATCGGTTATCGTGGGGTAATGATGAAAGACTATGTCTATTATGAGTCTGAAAATATATACAATCCACAGGCTACAATAATTAAGTGGGACGGTGCGACAGGGTTTGATAAGTCTACATTGAAGTCAGAAGATATAATCAAAAAATGTCCGTTTCATTTGGATTTGAATGTCCACACTCACATCAAAGGCTTTACATTTGATTGTAAAAATATTCGCTATGCTTTACATCTCGAATCGGGCGGTACGGGCTATGCAACTGAATGGACAGTCGCTAACTGTATATTCAAGTGGGGTGGTCGTGCTGATTGTACGGATTATGCTGGTAAAACAACTGTTCCAGCGCTCGGATGTGGTCACAGTTTTGGCGAGATAGGATTGATTGAAAACTGCAAAATTATCCCCACAGACTGCACTGTTGGCTATCAGAACCACGAAAATGCTGACAATAGCGATTTTGGATTGTCAATCAAAACAGGCTCAAGTATTACAATTCGCAATTGTGATTTTGGTAATACTGAAATTCAGGCAAGAACTCTCAAGGGCGCATATTCTGACACGCCAAACATCTTGACTATTGACCGCTGCATCAACATATCTGAAATTAAGAAATTGTATGCTGCTCCGGCAACGAAATGTGACTGGACAGTTATCGAAAATTTGAATCAAGGAGTAAATATATGAACGAACAGAAGAAAAGACAGCTAATAAAAGCGCTTGCATATGATACAGACAGAGAGCAGATTAAGTCTGTAATGAATGTGTCTGATGAGGATATTGATGGCATTACTGCTGAGGAAATTGAAACAGAGAAAAAATATTACAAGGGAATGGGGTATATTAAATGAGTAATGGTGTATCGCTTGTTGATGTCAGCGAATGGCAACAGAATGTTGACTACAACAAGCTCAAACGCAGTGGAATTAATGCTGTTATAATCAGAGCTGGCTACGGTAGAGAGGTAAGTCAGAAAGACAATATGTTTGAAAGCCATTTTAGAAATGCCAAAAACGCAAATTTAAAAATCGGAGTGTATTGGTACAGCTATGCCGACAGCGTTAGTGATGCTGAAAAAGAGGCAAAGGCTTGCCTTGAGTGCATAAAAAATAAAAGCATTGATATGCCGATTTATTATGATTTAGAGGACAATTCACAAATTGGGTTAGGTAAAGTAAGACTGACAGAAATTGCAGAACGCTTTTGCGAAACAGTCAAGAAAAGCGGTTACAAAGCAGGTGTATATGCAAATCTGAATTGGTTTAACAACTATCTTGATTATAACAAATTAAAGGCAAATTACAGCATATGGCTTGCTCAGTATAACGATAAAGCTGAGCTTGCTTGTGACATTTGGCAGAACAGCTCAACGGGCAAGGTCAGCGGTTACGGCGGTAACATTGACACAAATGTAATTTACAACGATAACATCTTCGGCAAATCTGAAAGCAAAGTCGCAAAACCAACGCTGACTTATCGTGTGTACGCTGACAATCGTTGGTACAATGAGGTCAAAGGTTTGTCGAATATAGCAGGCAGAGCGAAGCAGGCTATTTCTGCGGTTGCTGTTAAGGTTAGTAACGGTAAAATTAAGTACAGAGTGCATTTGCTCAATGGAGATTGGTTACCTTGGGTGACAGGCTATGACATTGACGATGATGTAAACGGCTATGCAGGTATCAAGGGCAAAGTAATTGACGGATTGCAGGTTGAGTTTGAGGGTGTCGGCGATTTTAAAGCTACATACAGAGTGCGTAAGCAGTGTAAAGATAAGTTTCTGCCGTATCAGCACAACACCGAAAAAGACACAGAGCAGGACGGCTACGCTGGCGTAAAAGGTTGTAAGATCGACGGTATTCAGATTACACTGACATAATTTTGGAGGTAAAAAATGAATAAAAACAATTTTAAACAGTGGGCAAAGGCTGCAGGTATTCGTGCTTTAAAGACAGCTGCACAGACGGCAGTTGCAACTATCGGTACGACTGCTGTGATGAGTGAAGTAAACTGGGTTACGGTTGCTTCTGCAAGCGTTCTGGCAGGTTTACTTTCAATTCTCACAAGCGTTAAAGGCTTACCCGAAGTAAAATAAAATCATCTGTTTTTAATCCATAATAACGCCCCAAAAGATATTATGGAGGTAAAAGCAATGAAAAGTTTTATAGGTTGGATAGGTGGTAAAAGTCACCTAAAAAATCAAATTATTTCTCTTATTCCCAATAATTGCACTCGCTACATCGAAGTATGTGGTGGTGCAGGTTGGGTACTGTTTGGCAAAGAAAGAATCAAAGGTCAGATGGAAGTTTTCAATGATATTGATGGTGATTTGATTAACCTTTACAGGCAAATTAAAAATAATTGCTCGGAATTGCAGTCGGAAATAGACTGGCTGCAATCCCGTGAATTATTCAATCAATATCGTTATGAAATTGAAAATAAAATTGAACTATCCGACTTACAGAGAGCAGCCCGGTACTTATATCTTATAAAGTGCAGCTTTGGCAGTAATCGAAGTTCGTTTGCTACAGCTGCGAAAACGATAATCAACATAATTGATGATCTTCCGGCTTATCAAGCAAGACTTAAAAATGTTATAATTGAAAACAAAGATTTTGAATCATTAATTAAAACATATGACAGACCACAAGCTGTCTTTTATGTAGATCCGCCGTATGTAGCCTCAGAACGCTATTATAACAAGAGGTATGTAAGCTTTAATAAAGATGACCATATCCGTTTAAATGCCGTTTTAAAGGCGATTAAAGGGCGTTTTATACTATCTTATAATGATTGTGATTTTATCAGAAATCTTTACAAAGATTATAAGATTCAGAGCATAAGCAGATATAACCTCCTTCCGGTTACAGCTTCAAACCGAGAAGAGTTTAAGGAAATTATTATTACAAATTACTAAAACAGTAATTTTATTACAAAATAATGAAAATAATAACGCAATCAGGTATTATATTTCATGGGGCGTTATTATGATTAAAATCCATTTATCTGCAATACTTGGAAAATATCGGATGACACAAGCCGAGCTTGCCAGGAAATCAGGAATAAGACCTGCTACTATCTGCGATATTTATAATGAAATGTGCGATAGAATTAATCTTGAGCATTTAGATAGAATATGCGAGGTTTTGGACTGCAATATTGCCGATTTACTCGAATATAAGCCAAATAAGATTAAAAAAACAGGCAAAAACCTTATTGTAGAGCAAAATGGACACAGAAAAATGAATAAAAAATGAAAATACCCACGCAGATTTGGATTTTCTGCGTGGGTATTTTTTTGCAACATTATA